CGACGTTAGAGAACGCCGAGGCCAAGCGCTTGGGGGTTCGTACTGCACAGGCGCGTATTAGCCTTGCACGTCGATTGCGTACCTCACCGGGAACACTCGAAAACATCCGCCGGCTACGGACGAAGATTGTCCCGGCATGGCTGATGGCTCGCATTCGTGCCGAGTTCGTTTCCGTCCTGCAAAACGAGATCACCAGGTTGGAGCATGAAATCAATCTCGCTCGGCAAGTTGGCTTGGACCATCGTGACGACGATCTGCAAGAGGCTGAAGCTCAGGTCGCGGCGGCGAAGGAAATCTTGAGGGCCGCGCAATGAGCCGGTCTGGAAAGGTTTATTTCGTTGGCGCGCCGGGTCGCATCAAGATTGGCTTCACGACAAAGCCAGAAGAGCGGCTGATTGGGCTTCAATCTCAAGACCTCGAAAAGCTGCACGCTATCGCGATTGTAGATGGTTCGCGCGCACTAGAGCGTCATCTGCACACGGTCTGCGCCCAGCACCGCAAATACAAGGAATGGTTCGAAGATAATGAGTTTGTCCGCGACGTGATCGCGAAGACCGTCGCAGGCGAAATAACGGTCACAGAGCGACCGAAGCCGGCAGAAGAAACGAACAAAGATGATCCCGAATACTTCTTCGCCCGAATATTGCCGATCCTGAGCGCCCGCGAAGAAGCATCGCGGCTATATCGCATCTTTCTCGAAGAGTTGGTTGAGGTCATCAACGCCAGAAAGGCGGCCGGGAAACCGATTGAAGCGTTCGTCGATATTTATCGGCGGATGGAACGCGGCGAGCACCGCGCGGGTCAAGCGATGGTGGATGGAGAGAAAAGCTAAATGATCTGGTCCGATGAACTATCAGCGCGCCTTGCCGTCCTTTGGAAGCACAATTCCGCGTCGGAGATAACCAAGATATTCAACGCGGAAGGCTACGACATCACGCGTAACAGCATCATCGGCAGACTTCACCGGATGAAGCTGAGCATTGACGATAAGGTCAAGCTTCATCCGGCGACAAAGACTTTCCTTGGCCCGAGCGTCAAGATTGCTCGGCGCAAGCACACCGCCGGCGACGGTCCTCTGATCCAAGCCATCAATCGTGGCCCCAACACGAAAAGCGACCACTACAAGCCAAAGACGGTCAAGGTCATCAGCCGCGACATTCTGCTTGTGGATCTTGAGCCGAACGAATGCCGCTTTGCCTGCAACGAGGCTGGTGGCAGGTACTTGTTCTGCGGGCATCCGACCAAGCCGGGGTGCGCATATTGCGAAATGCACCATGCGCTGTGCTGGAACAAGCCAGCCGCCAAGGCGAAGCAGGCTCCGATTTATCGCGATGAAAAGCGGAGGGCCGCATAATGATCGGCCTGACTTTTCGCGGTGCAAGACTTTACTCGGCCATCGTTAAATCATTCAACCAGCAAGGACGCTCACTGTCTCGCGCGGACGTTTCGGTTTCATCCGGTATCAAGCCAAGTGCAATCGACGCGGCCATGGCACCGCTCATCCGTCGCGGATTCGTTCGCATCACCAGAAGCGGCCATTTCGTCGCGTGCGATCCGCCGCATGAAACCGTCTGCGCCGCTGTCTGCGAAGAAATGTCAGTTTCTCTTAACGATGTACGCGGCTCGTCAAAGCTGCCGAAACTGGTTCGCGCCCGTCGCATGATCACGAAGCGCCTGCGATGTGAACACCGCTATCTGTTTGCCGAGATCGCCAAAGTCATCAACCGGCATCAATCGTCGGTCGAGGAATACATTTACCGCGAGCGCGCCGCGAACAGATCAAAGCGTCGGATTGAGCGTTTCCACGCACAAAAAGAACGCGAGATGGGATTGGCCGCATGATCACGACCGACCGCATGGCGAAGCTGGCCTTCCTGACCGTTCAAGACGGCAAGCCAATCCTCAATCTGACGTTCGACGAACTCGGCATGGCGCGCGGGCAAGCGTTGGAGCGCGTCGAAATCACGCCGCAGCAGTTGGCGCGGCTGTGCGCCAACGGCGTCGAGGCGCTTTGGGCTGGGGAGGTTGAGAATGGCTGATCGCTGCATTTGTGGTATCGACCCAGGTCTGTCTGGCGCGCTGGCCTTCATCTTCCAGAACGATCCAAATCGGGTTGCCATCGAAGATATGCCGACCGCAGATGGCGACATTTGCGCGCCGCTGCTGTCCGCGATCATCAAGAAGTACGCACCGTCCTACGCAGTGATTGAATTTGTTGCTTCGATGCCGGGGCAGGGCGTGGCCTCCACCTTCAAATTCGGCAAGTCGTATGGGCAGGCACTCGGCGTGCTTGGCGCCCATAACGTGCCGCTGCATTACGTCACGCCGCGCAAATGGAAGTCTCGTTTCAATCTCGCGGCCGAAAAGGACGAAGCGCGCGCCAAGGCGTTGCAGCTTTTCCCGGCCTGCGCCGATCACTTCGCGCGCAAGAAAGACCACAACCGCGCCGACGCCGCCCTGATCGCCAAATACGGCCTTGAAGTCCTATTTCCGTGGAGCACCGCAGCATGAGCTTTATCACTCGCCATTCGCCGTCGTCGTTGAATCTGTTCTGCGCTTCGCTGGCTATGTTCATTCTCGAAAAGGTCATCGGCGTCCGCCAGCAAGTCGGCGCGCCGGCGCATCGCGGAACTGGCGTCGAGGAAGGTGTGACACTTGGCCTGCTCAAGCCGGACGCACCGCTGTCCGACTGCATCGAAGCGGCCTTCAAGAAGTACGACACGGTTTCGGCACTGTCCGGTGACGCGCGCCGGCAGGATTACCGCGAAACCATCCCGGCCATGGTGGAGCACGCTCTAAAGGAGCTTCGCCCCTACGGCGTCCCCAGCCGCACGCAGGGGTTCGTCGAGTGGAAGCCGGAAGGGCTGGCGCTCCCGATTGTCGGGTATTTCGATTACGAGTGGGCCGATCACGGCATCATCGTGGATCTGAAAACGACGGAAAAGCTGCCATCGCAGAACAAGGTGCCGCACGCGCGCCAGGTGGCGCTGTACGCCTCAACCGACAACATGGACGGCCGGCTGACCTACTGCACGCCGAAGAAGATCGCGACCTATCGCGTCGAGAATATCCGCGAGCATCGCCACGCGCTGCATCAGATCGCGTTGCGCGTCGAAAAGATGCTGTCGCTGTCCGACGATCCGCAGTTCTTCAAGTCGATCATCGTTCCCGATCTTGAGAGCTTTTACTGGGGCGGCCCGAACCGCCAGTTGGCTTTCGAGCATTGGGGCATCTGAGATTCCCGCAAGGGATTGGCAACGCTGCGGGCCTGATCGCAGCTTTTGTTGAAAGGGAGAAGCCACATGGCTCTCGGTTTGTCTACTGGTGGAAGCGGCGGCGATATCAAGCCGTATGTGAAATACGATGCAAAGGCCGGCCGTCTGTTTCGGATGGATCGTGTCCAGCATAGCGATGGCACGTTCTCGTCGGAATCGCACGAGATCACCAACACCGCGCAGATGGTGATGGACCTCGCCAATATCCGCGTCGGCTGGATCAACTATACCTCGCAAGGCCCGATCCGTCGCCTTGTCGTGCTCGGCCAGGAAGCCATCCCGCCGCGCCCCGAAGACAAGAACACGGACGGCAAGCCTGCCTTCAAGCAGGGGTTCGAAGTCGATCTTCTTCTCGACAAGAACAGCGGAGGCGGCGGCTTGCGCGTGCTCGGATCGGCGGCGGGTTGTGTCATCGAAGCAATGGACGCCTTGCACGACGCCTTTACCGGTGCCGCCGAAAGCAAGGCGGGCAAGTTGCCCGTCGTAAAGATCAGCGGCGTCTCGCCGGTGAAGTCGGGCCAGTCCACGAACTACAAGCCCAACTTCGCAATCGTGAACTGGATCGACCGTCCGCAGCCGTTGGCCGGCACTACACCGCAGACCCAGCCTAGCCAATCGGCACCGGCGACCGGCTCGACGCAGGTTTCGGCGCCGTCGTCGCAGCCTGCACAGGCACCGCAGCAGGACCAGTTGGCTGACGCTGGCGATTTTGGTTAGCCCCCAACTTCGCTCCGACAACGTGACCGGACCCGCTGCGGCCCGGTCACTCTACCAGATCACCGCGTAACGAGTAGAGGCAAGGAACAGATAGTCGGATAGTGGACGACGTGGGGCAAACAGCTACAGCGACCGTAACGCCGATGTTCCAGCCGGACATCGAGGCAATGACGCAGCACGTCGAACACCTGTTCGGCGGCGCGCCGGCTGGCCTTGTCGAACTGGCATGGACCGACACAACGCCCGACGATGCCGGGCGCTATCGCCTCCGTCACGCCCAGCTTTTCAACACCAACAATTTGCCTGCCCTTGTCGCAGAAGCGGCGCGACTAAACGCGACGCCGATGTGCAACGTCTATATCGGCGCGGCGCTGCGTCATCCCGATACGGCACCGTTCGGCCGCACCAAAGATGCAGACGCCTTTGCGTTGACCGCCGCCTATGTTGATCTTGACGACCCGGGCACCGCGACGGCGGCCAAGAACATCTATGGTGAGAACAAGCCTACGCTGGTTGTCGTCACCGGCCGCGAACCGCACACCCGCGCGCAACTCTGGTGGAGGCTTGACGAGCTTGTCACCGACACGGCGCGATGGCCGGAACTGCTCAAGGCTATGTCGGCCGCGATGGATGCAGACACCAGCGTCACGAACCCAGCGCGCGTCATGCGTCTCGCCGGCACCGTGGCGTGGCCGGTGAAGCCGGGCCGCACCGTCGAGCTCACCAGCATCGTGCCGCTTAGGGAGCCCGGCCAGAGCCATTACACCATGGCGGCACTATCTGCCGCATTCCAAGCTCCGGCCGCACCGGTGGCCGCGCCTATTGCACCAGCAGCCCCGAAACTCTCAACCGCGCTCAACGCGGTGAAGCCGGCCTCTGATCGCTCGACCTTCTTCCGCCAAGCCAACGATCTAGCGCTCCGCAACACCGGAGCCTGGGTGCCTATGGTGTTCGGCAGCGCGGCTCATTTCCAGCCCGGCACCGGTGCGTGGCGCATCTCGTCGAAAGAGCTTGGCCGCAACCTTGAAGAGGATCTGTCAATCGCGCCGACCGGCATCGTGGACTTTGGCGTCCATGACATGGGTGACGCGCGCCAAGGCAAGCGGACGCCGGTTGATATCGTGATCGAGCACGGCGGTGCGCCAGACGCCAAGGCGGCGGCGTTCTGGCTGTGCGAGCAGATCGGCGTCAAGCCGGAGGCCGTGGGGTGGCAGGAGGCAGAGCGAACGCCAGACGCGTTAGCACTCCCCAAGCCGGCGGTGCAGGACGGCATCATTAAGACAACGGACTTCGTAACACTACTCACTGAGGAAGTTGTCGAGGAGCCGGATTATATCGAACCGGGTTTTGCCGGTCCCGGCATGTTCGTGCTGATCGCAGGTCCGCCCAAAGCTCAAAAATCGTTCCTGTTGCAGGAAATGCTCGTTGCGGCCGCAACCGGTGCCAGTTTCCTGATGGATACCTTCAAGTGCACTCGGCCGCTCCGGGTGTTCTATCTTCAAGCCGAGATGAACCGAAAACTCCTCCGCAAGCGTGCGCGCGAGTTCAAATTACTGTCGCCGGACGAAAAGGCGCTGCTGGCAACAAACCTGATCGTGTCGGAACGCTTCCACATGATCCTGAACGAAGGCGGCGTCAAAACCGCCGTCGAGACGATCAAGGCGGCGTTCCCCGATGATCCGCCAGACATCATCGCGATCGATCCCATGGCAAACGTGTTCGACCAGGAAAATGAGAACGATAGCACGCAGCTGATGCGGTTCCTCACGAGCCGGATTGAAGCCATCCGGCAAGAGGTCAATCCGGCCGCTTGCATCGTCATGGTGCACCATGCCCGCAAAGCCTCGGCCGAGGATATGGCTCGCGACCCGTTTGTGGCGATCCGTGGTGCCGGCGCGCTTCGCGGTTACTACGACAGCGCGATTGTAATTTTCCGCACCGGTGAAGAGACCAAGTCCCGCAAGGTGCATTTTGAATTGAGGTCCGGGGAGTCGCCGGAACCGATGACGGTAGAGCTGGAGAACGGAAGGTTCATCACAGCAGATAAGGCAGGGTCGAAGATCGACAAGCATATTGCCAGACGGATGCTAAACGCATTGCGCGAAGCATGGGATGCAGGGTTGCCAATGTCGCCAAACTCTCAGTCAAAGCGAGAGGGCAGGTTCGCGGTCTACAACCTTTCAAAGCAGTTCGAAGTACCAGCCAAGGAAGTCGGAGCAATGCTCGACGAGTGGATGCGATTGCGTGTCGTCGCCATGCGAGACCGCGTGTCACGAGGCCGTCCGGCCGGTCTGGAAGTCATCGGAAGTATCGATTGAGTATGCACAGCACGCACAGAAGGGGTCTCTATGTCATTGAAATCATTATGCACAGCAGATGCACCGAAGCTGCACAGAAGCACACAACCCATCTGCAAGTGTTTGAAATCACTGATGCACAGCAGCACTGCACAGCGCGTATATAAATATAGCTGCTGCGCCTCAGGGCGCGCAGCTTGCGAGCGATGATCATGGCCCGCACCAAGGACATCATCGCCGGCGATACGACCGTCCGCCCCATGTCGGATGAGCGGTCATGGGCGCGAGCGAATGGCACGTACATCTCGGGACGCGCTTACCTCGACGGCGCCGATGAGACAGCGGCCGAGATGGAGGCGAAGTGGGGCGCTGATCGATTGCGGCTTCTGGTGAGCCCTGAGCTTCGCGAGAAGTTCGACCGCCAGCGCTACCTGCTGAACCAGGCGATCTGGCACGGCGACCTCGAACAGGTTCGTCATGAGGCGAACCGGATGACGACGGCGTGGCTGGCGCTCGACAAGGCGGCGACCGCCGCAGGCAAGCAGCCGCTGCACCCGCAAGTGTGGGAGGTGGCTGTTACCGATCCGGGAATGCCGGACGATCCAACCAACGCTGCCTACGTGGTTGCCATCGTGCCTGACGACGCCAGCGCGCGTCACGTCATCGCGGATGGACGGAAGGTTACGGTCTACACGCTCGACGAGATCGGCCGCATCCTCGCCGCGTATCCTGATCTGGCGAAGGTCAAGGACACGTTCCCGGGTGGTGCGACGATTACCGCTGTCCGACGTAGCGTGGATGATCCGCTCGACGCCATCCACGACACCAAGGCCGGGCTGGATGACCCGGTAGAGGACATCTACGCGTGACCCGACCCGGCATCCGCTGGTCGCGGGAGTTGATCCAGTTCAAGCGAGGGGCAAAGCAAATCATGGTCGGACGACCGCGCAAATCAGGACGACGCCAGCCCAACGGGCAACTGGCGAGGGGCTACGTCAATCCGAAGGCTCAGGTCTGTGCCCAGCCGCACCGATTGCTGGTCATGGCGAAATATCGGGACCGACCGGAAGCGGAGTCCAATTTCGGACGGTCAATGCTGCGGCAAGTGATCACTCCGGCACAGTACGCCGCTGGGATGGCGTTTGCTGAGCTTGCGGCGGCTTTCTGTGCGGTCTACGACATTCCGAGTCCTCATCCGCACGCGATAGATTTAACGCGCGTAGGAGTCTCGCAGGGTCGGGAAATGGCACCTGAGACAGCCGAGCGGATCAAGGTTCGATACCGGCGCGCGTTCGAGGCTTGCTGCGAGGCGGGCGATAAGGCTCAACGTGCCGTCAAGGATCACGCGGTGATTGATCGCGCGGTGTCCGATTTCGGCGCTATCGACCTATTGCGAGCCGGGCTCGACAAACTTGTCCACCATTTCGGGATCGACCCTGCGTTGCCGCTTGACAGACGTTCGCGAATAACGGATTGTCGCGTTTAATGCAGATGACGAAATGCGCCCGGAGGCTCAGCTTCTCGGGCGCGAATTCGTTTAGCGGCGCGTTAGACGCCAAGCCCTCGCAGTTGGGCAGTCCTCGGCAGTGAGACACACAACCACTCACCCCGCCCCGACAGGCGGGGTTTTGTTTTGAGGGGATGGGGATGATTAGCGCGCCATTCCAAAAACTTGAGCATTTTCAAAATGGCAGGCGTTAAGGGCCGTTCTGGCACCAACAAGGGCAAGGATAAACCGTTCCGCGATGCGCTGCGGATGGAGCTTGCCGCGTTAGGTGACAACGACCCGAAAGCCCTGCGTGGCCTTGCTCGCAACCTGCTCGCCATCGCGTCAGGCGCTGACGGATTGCAGGCGATCAGGGAAATTGCCGACCGCCTCGACGGTAAGCCAGCGCAGGCAGTGGAGATGTCGGGCAATCTGGCGATCAGCCACGAAGACGCGCTGAACGAATTGGACGATGACGGAACGGGAACGAGCGATCCGGCGACGGCTGAGGGATGATTTCCGGCACTACGCCGCGAAGTGTCTCAAGATCAGGACGAAGGCCGGGCAGATCGAGCCGCTTACGCTCAACCAGGCTCAACTCTATCTGCATGGCAGGCTAGAGGCGCAGCGAGAAAAAACCGGCAAGGTTCGCGCGCTGGTGCTCAAGGGACGACAGCAGGGCATCTCGACCTATATCGGAGGCCGGTACTATTGGCGTGCCACACATGCCAAAGGCTTGCGGGTTTTCATTCTGACGCATGAGCAGGACGCGACGAACAACCTGTTCGGGATGGTCGAGCGTTACCATACGCACTGCCATCCGTTGGTTAAGCCTGCGACGGGTGCGGCGAACGCGAAGGAGTTGAGCTTCGAGGTTCTCGAAAGCGGCTACGCGGTCGGCACGGCCGGCGCGAAGGCGGTTGGCCGGTCGCAGACCGTGCAGTTATTCCACGGCTCGGAGGTCGCGTTCTGGCCGAATGCAAAGACGCATTTTGCGGGTGTTGTTCAAGCTATTCCTGATTTGGCTGGCACTGAGATTGTGCTGGAATCTACTGCGAACGGCGTTGGCGGCGAGTTTCACGAGCGATGGCAGCAGGCCGAGGCCGGGATAGGCGATTACGAAGCGATCTTTATCCCTTGGTTCTGGCAGCCTGAATACCGGCGTCCGGTGCCGGAAGGCTTTGGGCTCGACGAGGAAGAACAACTCTACGCCGCCGCGCACAAGCTGGGTCAGGAACAGATGGCCTGGCGTCGTGCCAAGATCGCGGAATTGAAAGATCCGTTGTTGTTCAAGCAGGAATATCCGGCGACGGCGGATGAAGCGTTCCAGATGACCGGCCACGATAGCTTCATCAAGGCTGACAAGGTTCTGGCGGCGCGCAAGGCAACATGCGAGGGCATCGGGCCGTTGGTGCTCGGTGTAGACCCGGCGCGGTTCGGTGACGATCGTTTCTCGATTGCTTGGCGCAAGGGCCGTCAGGTGTCGAAGCTGGAAAGCCGCTCGAAGATCGACACGGTTGCCGGCGCGAATTGGGTCAAACAGGTAATCGACGCTGATAGCCCGGCACGAGTGTTTATCGACGTCGGCGGCGTTGGTGCGGGCGTGGTGGATATTTTGCACAGTTGGGGCGGCAAGTACCTGGAATTGGTGACGCCGATTAATTTTGGATCGGAGCCGCAGGAGCCGCACATTTTGTTGCCGGATGGCACGAAGTCGGCGGGTCCGCGCAATCGTCGCGCTGAGATGTGGTCGCGGTCCAGGGATTGGCTGGATGAGCCTGGCGGTGCCGACATTCCTGACCACGACAGCTTGCAGGCGGATGCTTGCGGGCCCGGTTATTCCTACGACGTGAACCAGCGGCTTCAACTGGAAAGCAAGGAACATATGCGAGCGCGCGGCGTGCGATCCCCTGACGAATGGGACGCGATTGTGCTGACGTTCGCAGAGCCGGTGCATGAGGCTGTAGAGCGCCCGCGCGAACGACGCCGCGCCGGCGGGTGGATGGGCGCATAATTCATGGCAGATGAACCGATGGACGTTGAAGGCGAAGTGGCCGACGACGACAGCAAGGCTGTGTCTGCACGTTGGGAAACCATCCATGCTGACGCCTTGGACGAATACGAACGCGATTGGGAGCGCGAGCGTAATAACCAAGAAGAGGCTTACGAAGATCTGAAATTCCGGCGTGGCCGCAGAGAGGATCAATGGGACCCTCTCGCTTTGTCGCAGCGCAATGGCCGGCCGTGTCATA